CAGAGAAAGAATCAGATCCTAGATGGTAGCCTATAAAGACATCATACTCCGTGTAGATTTCTTTGATTTCAAAGACATGATGTCCAAGTATATGGACATGCTGTTTGACTTTCCCGAATGTCATGTTGGTCTATGTTATGGTACGGATTATCTTTTACCTTCCCGTCCAAATAAGATAAAAGTCCGTGACTCGGCTGTCATTTATCATTCACAGAAACCAGTTAGAAGTATCATTCTGTTGGGTAAAGAACAAGAAGATAACAAGAACTGGCTAAAGAAATATCATGGAACATATCTTGACCATCCAAAGAACTTATTCTTTGTGACACATGCCAACATGTTTAGAGATATGGGATTCAAACTGTATGTACCAAAGACAAAGAATTGTATTGAGATTATTGGAGATACAATATCCCAAGTAGGAATACAAACAAGTAAACGAACTCCTCATATGTTCTATCAAGAACTTGAGAACCATCCAATGAGAGTAGGATAATGAATAAAGACATACCATACGCAAGTAAAGAACTAGTTGAATACTTGAAGGCAACATTCAAGATGCCTACTTATACATTAGACAAAGACATTAGAAAGTTGGATTTCATATCTGGTCAACTTTCTATTATTGAATTTCTAGAAAAGATAAATATTAACCAGATAGGAAAGTAAAGGAACACTATGGGTAAATCAGGAGGCATCCCCAGCGGTCCTTCCCAAGCCGATATAGACGCATCAGCAAAAGCAGAAAAGAATAGAGTTGCCTTTGAAAAGGAACTACTGGACTATTATACCAATGTCGGTACTGGTGAAGTTGCTACTCGCAACCGTCTTGAACAGCGTCAGGCTTCTCTTGAATCCAATGGTGGTCCAGAGATGCCTCCCATATCGTCTTTGTTTATTCCCGAAAGATTCCAGAGTGCTGTTGCCGCAGGTATGACTGAAGCAGAACGACGCAATGCACCATGGTTAACAGCGACTAATCTTGGTTTCTATGGACAGCAAGCAGCAAATCAGGCATATCAAAGTGGATTGAATGAACAAATATTCAATATGATAAAGACAGGTGATGCAGGATATCAAGCACAGCAATCCATACAATCACAACTTGATGCTCTTTCTGCTCAAGGCGTATCAAGAACTAATGCAACATATGTGGAACTACAGAATATACAGAAAAGTCTTGGAACACAGCAAGCAAAGTTTAAAGATGCAACAAAGAATTTGACTCTAACGGATATCCGTCAAGGCGATTGGCTTGCTAATCCTGCATTCAAAGACATAGCAAATATCGCTAAAGGATATGTTGGAGCACAAGAAGGTGGATTGACAAGTACACAATCTAGAAATGTTGCAATAGCAGGAGCCACCGGACTTATGTCTGGAATGCCAACACAACAGCAAATCCAAAGTACCACACAACGAACAGATTCAGCAAAGAGACTGTACGACAGACAAGTTGCTGAAGCAAAGAAATACGGTGGTTCAGTATACAATCCAACTACCATGAAATACGAAAGGTATTGATAACAAATGGAATATAAGCACTCTAATAACAAATCAAGCATAGAGCGACAGTTCCAGAAGTTGGATGCCAGACGAACTAATAAGTTGACCCGAGCCAGAGATTGTGCAAGACTTACCGTGCCTACTCTTTTCCCCCGTGAAGGCTTCACAGAATCGCTAGACCTACCTGATCTATTCTCATCCATGCCTGCAAGAGGAGTTATGTCTCTTGCTTCACGCATCGTATCGGCAATGTATCCTTTGAACCAGATGCCGTTCTTCTCCTTTGAACTTGACAATCAATATGTACCTCAAGGTCAGGACTTGCGTGAAACCGTATCAGCCTTGTCTCGTCTAGACAAGAAGATTATGAACAAGTTGTCCCATAGTAATCTGCGTCAGGAACTATTCGTCCTGATGCAACACCTGATTGTCATGGGTGATGCCCTATTTGAGATTCAAGACAACTACAGTTTCCGTGTTCATCGTGTAGACCATTATGTCATTCAGCGTTATCCAGATGGAAAGATAAAGAAGATTATTCTTCGTGAATGGGTAGATCCAGATACACTTCCCGAGAAGTGGGAATACATGCTTGATGTTGTAAAGAATGAATATCAAGATAAAGATATCAAAGAAGATGAACCGTATAAGCCTGATTATGACCCATTCGTACAGACATACAACCAATCTTATGCACCTACCAAGGCACACAAACCATTCTTTACCATGGTTGAATGGGATGAAGATAAGAAAGTATGGGAATGCTATAAGGAATATTGTGGATACATCGTGGATGAAGGTAAGTTTACCGTGTGTCCATACATTCCACAGTCATGGTCTCGTATCGCAGGAGAAGATTACGGACGCTCACTTGTAGAAGAACACATCGGAGACATTCGTACTCTTGAAGCATTGACCAAATCCATAGTTGAAGCGGCTATGGCAAACTCTGAACACCGTATCGGTATTGATCCTACAGGCATTACTGAAGTTCAGGATTTGATTGACACCGCAAATGGAGACTTTGTACCGGCTAGACAGTCAGACATATTCTCCATTCAGTTGCTTCGTCAGGTTGACCTTGGACCGATGATTGGCATTCGTGAACAAATCTCCCAACAGTTGGGTAGAGTGTTCCTGCTTCAATCATCCATTCAACGACAAGCAGAGCGTGTTACCGCTACAGAAATTCGTTTGATGGCTGAAGAACTTGACCAGTCATTGGGTGGAGTGTTCTCTGGTATTGCACAAGCCATTCAGATCCCAATCATCAAGCGAACCGTAATCCTGATGGCAAAGGATAAATTGCTGCCAACTGATATTGTCAAGTTGATTCAGGATGAAGGATTGCTTTCCCTCAAGGTTCGTACAGGTCTAGAAGCCTTGAACCGTGAAGTGGAAGCAAGCCAACTCATCTCATGGTTGCAAGTGGTCGGACAGAATCCTTCCAATCAGCCGTATATTGACAACTACGGTCTCCTTGTCCGATTGACCACATCCATGGGACTTGACCCAGTTGGCATTGTTAAATCTCCAGAGCAACTCGCTCAAGAACAGCAGGCACAAGCACAGCAATCAATTGAAGCCATGGCTGCACAGCAGGCTATATCCAGTGTCGGAAGCCTTATGGAATCGTCTGGTGCAGCAGCAGCCGAACAAGCCGTACAGGGTGGACAGGCTCCACCACAAATGTAAGAAAGGTATGAGAAAATGGAAGAGAACAATACAGAACCGCAGAATATGGATAGACCGTCAGAAGCAGACTTGGAACTACAAGCAATAGAAAAGTATGCCAAGTCAAACCCCAACAATCTGCCTCCACAGTTTAATGGAGATGCAGATAAGTTCATTGACAGTTATAAGGAACTTCGCAAGACATTGACCAAATCCCAACAGGAATTGGCAGCATTGAAGAAAGGCACGCCTAATGAACCAAGGGTGGAACCACAAGCCACACAAGTTGGTGAAACTCCCGTCCCGTCAACCTTCATCCCGAAGAACGAACCTACCCCGGAACCATCTCCAAAGGAATGGGAAGAATTGGGGAACGAACTTCGCATCAAAGGCGACTTGACTCCTGAAACCAGAGCCAATCTACTGAAGAAATATAACATTCCTGCATTTGTCATTGACCAGTATATCAATGGGTTGCGTGCTCAGGCAGCGGCTGCGGCACAGGAAGCAGCCAATATGGTGGGTGGAAATGAGAAACTTCGTAAGATGATTCAATGGGCATCCACCAATCTTAGCGATGAAGAAAGAAATGAAATCAATAAGCAACTACAGACACCAGCGTGGAAGACTACCATTCTTGGTCTAAAGACACGCATGGATATGTCTAATCCCGATCCAACCGCAGATGAACCAAAGCGTAATCTACCAAGCACAGTGTCAAATGTTGCGGTTTCAGACATTGAACCATTTGCAAACAAGCAAGACATGATGCTTCATATTCGTGATAGACGCTATGGCAAGGACCAAAAGTATACAGATTATGTACAAGAACGCATTCGTCTCAGTGGAGGCGGAAGAGGAATGCAATGAAACGCAAACTCGTAATGTACTTGGCAATAATCATTTGTTCAATATCGGCAATCTATTACAATCTATTCTCGTCACGAAAGGACAGACATGAACTGGATAAAGCAGAATAAAGCACCGGCAATCCTACTCGGAACAGCCATTGCATTTGGTATTGTTCTATGTGTAGCACAGGGCTGTGATCTACAGAAGATGGTTGACTTTACACCACCTCCTGAAGTAGTCCAAGCAATTGATCTACCAGAAGGCAAACTCACTTTGGCTGAAGCCAATAAGGTTTGGACTGATTGGGAATATTTCGTGAAGTCCAATACCGATGCCCTCAAAGTTGCTGTTGAAGATGCAAACAATCGTTATGTCTTCTTGGCTTCTCTGATGGATATGGGTCTTGGTATGGCATCTCAGGTTGCTCCTGCATTCCCCGGTGGTGCTATTCTTCTATCTGTTCTTACCGGTGCTGCTGGTCTATTCATGAAGAAACCCGGTACAGATAAAGAAATTCGTATGGCTAAAGAAGATTCGTATAATGCCGGTATTGAATTGGGCAAGACATTGACCAAAGAATTACTGGTAGAAAAGCCATCTACCCCCACCACTTGAAAGAACAAATCCGCAAGGAACTCTTTCGCTACCGGACACCCACTGGGTGTCTTCTCTTTCTCTTCGGTCCTCATCCATAGTAATCTGTGGATGTGGACTTAGTGCATAAGTGTGACCCGGAGACCCCTATTGGGACAATCTACGGACAATCCGTGAAGGCACAGTTTGTTCGTCAGATTTCAATAAACCCCAATAAAGGATAATCAACTATGTCAGTTTCTAACACACTAAGGTTCCTTCGCAACACTGCGAACGCAACTCCCACAGTGACCGACATGCTCCTACCGGTGTTCGGTGGAGAAGTCATCACTGCATTTGAAGAAGCAAATCAGTTTCTTCCTCTCGTAAATTACAAGACCATGACTAGCGGTAAGGACATGAAGTTCCCAGCCGTCTGGAAGATTGGTTCAGAGTACCATGAAGCAGGTACTGAACTCCTCGGTATGGATGTTGATACCAAGGAATTCACCATTTCACTGGATGACCGTCCGCTGGTCAGCCACTTTGAAGTGGACGATATTGATGTTTCACTTGCTCACTTTGACATTCGTAGCGAACTCGCTCTTGAATGTGGTCGTGAAATGGCTCGTCAGATGGACCGCAAGGTTGCTTGCCTCCTTCTCAACGCTGCCGCAGCAAGTGCCGATTCAGGCAACGCATTCCCCGGCGGTGGTGATTCACTCAGTACTTGGGAAGCAAATGCCGATTTTACTTCAAACTTTAACAGCGAACAAGACGGTGCTGCTCTCGTTGAAGCAATCGGTGATATCGCTCAGGCAATGGATGAAAAGGATGTTCCTGTTACCGAGCGTGCTTGCGTAGTCAAGGTCTCCCTCTATTACGCCCTCCGTAAGTTGGGTCTTCCTTACTACGACGCTGCTGTTAAGAATGCCTCTGCTGGTGGTATCTGGGGTCGTACCGACCTTGGAACTACTGGTCCGGGAATCAATGCTCAACAGGGTTACAACACTCCTATTGATGTCTTGGGCGTTCCTGTTTATGCTTCTAACCATCTTCCGACTGCTACCATCAGCACCGGTCCTGCCAAGTACCATGTTGCTGACGGTGCTAAAGTTGGTGGCGTAATGTTCCACAAGTCAGCAATTGGTGTTTGCCAACTCGCTGGTATCACTACAGAATCCTTCCGTGATGTTCGTCGTCAAAGCGACTTCATGTTGGCTAAGTTGTTTATGGGTGGCGGAACTCTCCGTCCATACGCTGCTTACCGTATCGGAAGATCCTGATAATAACTTTCACAACTAACTAAAAGGAAATACTACAATGGCAAATACTGCTGTCGCATATACCCCAAATCCGTTGACAACCGTTGCTCAGGCAAACTGGGCAACCATTGACCGTACTGGCAAGACTGTTGCTCGTATTGGTCAACTCTCTGCTGCTGCTGCTAACTCTTTCACCTATGCTCTTCCTGATAACAATCTGGAAGTTCAGCCTGCAATCTATGTGTTGTTTGCTGAAGGAGCAACTGGTGGAGCAGGAACTGCTGTGGCTTTGCTGTGTGTTCGTGGAACAAGCACGCTTGATATCGTGAATTTCAAGCATGTCACTGGTTCCGCAACTACCACTGCAAATGAAATCAGAGTCCAACTTTCTACTGGAACTCTGACCATTGAAAATGCAGGAACGAACGCTCCGTCTCCTGCTGAAGTTCGCAATGTGTACTTGAGCCGTCTGTTCTGATTTGTTATAACCCAACGGGGTTCTAGGATAAATCCTAGAACCCTAATTTTTCGTCGGATAATAAAGGAGACATACATGGGAGCACTAAGTAAACTAGAAGCGGTCAACAGAATGTTGGTTGCAGCCGGTGAATTTCCGGTTTCATCTCTCACGGTTAGTGGTTCCAACGATGTCACCATTGCCGTACAGATTCTGGATGAAACCACCACCATGATACAAGTGGCTGGAACCAATACCAACACTATCTACAAGACACTTACTCCAGATACTGAAGGTAAGATTTATGTGGATGATAATGTCATCCATGTTGATACCGTAGAAGATAGTATTGATAGAAATATTGCAGTTCAAGGAAGAAATCCAACTTATCTTATTGACCTTGACAATGAAGGAACTGATGTCTTTGATGCTGATACTGAACTCAAAGTCAAACTTATTCAGAATCTTTCATTTGAGAATCTTGAAACTGCGGATCAGTTCTATGCAACAGACCTTGCAGCAAGACGATATCAGTTCCTTACGGTTGGAGATAGAGTGACTGATGGCATTCTGAATGAGGCTGCACAGTATTCTAGATTTGCTGCAAGAGCCAAAGACATCCGTGCAAGAGATGTAAACTTCATGGATAACACCAAATCCATGTGGGCAGCAATAGGAGGTAGAAGGAGATATGGACCATGGTAAAGACATGTACTTGTTGTAATAAAGAGAAAGACATAACAGAGTTTCATGAATACAGAAGTGACTGTAGAGAGTGTAAGAACAAGAAAAGTCTAGACCATTATTACGCAAATCCAGACAAGCAATCAAAGCGTGTATGGAGAAAGAAATATAATGGAACTATAGAACAAGAAGAGCATTGGGCTACTGCTACACAATGTGATTTGTGTGACGCTGTATTTCGTAATAAGATGGATAAACACCAAGACCACAATCATTTGACTGGTGAACTAGGTGCGGTTCTTTGTAGTAAATGTAATATGACAGAAGGCAAATACAAGAATAATCCAGAAGACTTACTACTTCTGTACAATTACATTAAAGAGAAGTACCAATAAGGAGAAAGACATATGGCATTGATACGAACTGTAGTACCAGATTTAATTGGTGGAGTCAGCAAACAGCCTGATGTCCAACGATTCATGAATCAGTTTGAGGAGGTAGACAACGCCTCTCTTCTTTTCAATCGTGGATTTGAAAAGAGAAATGGTACTACATTCATCAAGAATATTACCGACCCTACGGGTGATATGAAGATACACTGGATAAACCGCAGTGCTACTCAAAGGTACTTTATTCTTTTCCGTGCAAATGCCTCTACTCCAGTCAGAATCTTTAAAGCATCTGATGGAAGTGAATGTACAGTAAATTATCAAACAGGTAAATCCACTTCCTTAAAAGCATATCTTAATATTGCACCCGCAAATATTCGTGCTGTTACATTTGATGATACTACTATTGTTGCCAATACAACAATTACAACTGCTACCACTACAACTACAGCCACTTACAGATATCCAACTGCTTCTGCAAATGCGGCTGATGATGTAATCAAGACCAATCCTTCACCCAATCCACATAATAAAGCATACTGGACAGAGTTCAATCTACCCCCAACAGCCGTAGATGAATATTGGTATGCAAGAAATGACTCCCCCGGTAATCCTCAAGGTTTCTATAAATCCATTTCTACAACCACTCAACCATGGTATCAACGCATTCGTACTCCTTGGACTAATTCAGAGTATGATGCAACCACCATGCCTGTAAGAATTGTTCAGACAAATGATACAACTTTTGAAGTAAAAGAGATTGAATGGATAGCAAGACTTTCTGGTGATGGATTGACTAATCCTCCAGCATCCTTTGTTGGTAAGAAAATTGCTGATATTGCAATCCATAGAAATAGATTCTGGATTGCTGCGGGTGAAAGAATCGTAAGTTCTCAAGCAGGTTCTTATTTCAATTTCTGGTATAATACCTATACACAACTTGTAGATTCAGATCCGATTGACTTGACTCTTGGTAGTTCCCAAGTTTCTACCATCAAGCATATCATTCCATTTCAGAAATCTCTGGTGGTGTTTACGGATTCCAATCAGCAATACGAGGTAAAGGCTCGGGATGCCCTTACTCCAACAACCGTATCTGTGATTCCTTCTACCACATACGCCTCTCCTGAACTCTGTAAACCGCTTATAGTGGGTTCTTACATGTACTGGGTCACTAACAAAGGAGAGTATTCACAAGTCTTTGAGTATGCCAGCGATTCGTTAGATACTCGTTCAACGGCAATGGATATCACCGCACATTGTGATACTTATATTCCACCAGACATGACATTTATGTCTGCGTCATCTTCTTCAGATATTATCATTATAGGAGATGGAAATACCAATGCGATGTATGTCAACTTTGCGTTCTACCAAGGACAGAAGAAACTACAGAATGCTTGGTGCAAATACAGCATGGGTGATGATGGAACCAATGGAAAGATTATTTCAGCAAACTTCTTTGATGATACCATCTATGTCTTACAGCGTGTTCCAGAAGGCGGAGGAGCCGTTACAAGCGTTCTGAGACTCAACAAGTTAGAATGCCGTACCCTTGACGAATACCCGTCATACCTGCCCAGAATAGACGCAAAGCAATTGCTTAGTGCTGGTACTTGGGTCAAAGCAAATCAACAGACAGAATGGGTTGTTCCCGGTAGAGTTCTGGATGCCAATGTCATATTCTTTGGTTCTGAATGGAATGCCCACACAGAAGATCGTGAAGGATACTGGATTGTTCCAGATGAAATTGAAGATCAAGAGGATGATCCTCCGACAATGATTGTCAGGGTAAATGGTAAATATGATGACTATCCAGTATGGCTTGGTGTGAACTTTGAAACGAATTGTCAGATTTCTAGACAATATGTTCGTGACCGAAACCAAATGCCTATGGTTGGTACACTTACACTAAAGAATATGTCTGTGTGCCATAGAGATACTGGATATTATGAAATCCATATTGACCCTAAGATTACTCCACAAGCAACTCGTATCGTTCAATATGTACCTAAGACTGTAGGTTCAAACTTTATTCTTGGGGAGAATGATGTGTCTGATAACCAGATTGAGACATTCAAGATAATGAGTTCAGCAAATAATGTTACACTAAATATAAAGAGTAATCAACCACCACCGCTAAACATCAACGCAATTGAGTTTGCTACAAACTTCGTAGAGAAGAAGACATCACCTGCTGACAGGTAAGAAAGGATAAGTTATGTTGAAACTAGCACTTCCATTGTTGCTCACAGCAGCATCAGCAGCAGTATCTGTTGCTGGAACCATGGAGGCTAACAAACAGCAAGCCGCTATGGTACAATACCAGAATCAACAGAAGAAACTTGCCTTTGAACGCTCTCTTGCTTACAACCGTGCCGTAAATGAAATCAAGGCTATTGACCAGAAACAAGCCCTTTCAATGAAATATGATGCGATGAAAGGTGCTAGTATTGCTCAGGGTGCTGAAAGAAATGTTATTGAGAGCCGTAGTCAAACACAAGTGATGAATGCTCTTGGGTACATGGCTTCCCGTGAAGCGGCAAAGATTGACCTTGAAAGAAATCTTGGTGACTTGGGATATGAAATAAATGCACAACCCCAATATGGAGTAGCAGGTTCATCAAGTCCATGGTTGGCTGGTGTTGCTGGTGGTTTATCTGGACTCAACATGGGTATCAATGTAAGTTCGGCAATGCAGCAATATAATGCTTCACAATCAATGCTTGGTTATCAGAGAGCAATCCAAGGATTGAACTCTCCCAATCCCAATACATCATCATCAACAGAAGGATTTGCTCCACCACCATATTGAGCAACAGGAGACATAAATGCCTAGAGATTATAGACAACCAACTCCCGGAGGAGATCCATCAAATCCATTATCGTTGATGACTACGACAATGGATATTCAACAGGTAAGTTTCACTCCTCAGATTGCTGTTGCTGAACCAGAAAACCAATATGTCATGTTGGAAAAGATTCTTGGTCTTGGTGCTCAAGCAGCAACAAATGCCTATCAGTATGCTGCTCAAGCAAATGAAAATGAAATGGCTTTGAATGCTGCCATCTATAGAGAAAAGCAAAGGCAGATTGATGATGCAGAAATAGACACAAAGAAATATCAAGACGGTATATTCAAGAGGTTTGATGCTGAAATCACCGCTGCTTTGCTTGCCGATGAATATGATAAAGCAAATGCCAAAGCCACCCAAATGGCTGAGTTATATCCTGTAGATGAGAATCCAGATGGAAACTTGAAAGCACAAGACCATTTGCTCCGAATCAAAGTCGCCAGAGAAGTATATGAAGGCAAACAATTACAGATAAGAAAACAAGAATCAGCCGCTTCTCAGGGCATTGCTTTGTTTGATTCAATGGAAACTTTAGAGCGTCTTCAGGGACAGTTCAACAATCCAGAAACCAGAAGTCAGGTAATGAATATCTTTGGACCACAGGCTCCAACTGATAGCAATCCAATGGGATTACCGGGTGTTCCTGATGATCAACTACATGTCGCAATTAATGATATGTTGATGGCTGCTATTGCCAGAGAGAAACTTCCTCCTCTTACTCCAGAGGATAAGGTTGAACTACAGAGAACTCTTCTCCGTCAATCCGATGCACTTCGTACTGGGATTATTGCGGAAAGAAATAGACAGAGAACATTTGAACGGATTGAAAAGAGAACCAATGCTGCTATTACAATAGCAACATCAATGAATGAACCAACTCAGGATTTGGATACTCTATTCACCGAGTTTGATCAACTGGAAGCAGACAAGCAAGCGGGTCTAATCACACCAGTACAGCAAACAAATCTTGAAAGAAATCTTGTCAATATAATGTCAGAGAACTTGGGTAAAGAAAGTCCAGTATCTGGTGCTTTGGCAATGAAACAAAGGATTATTGATGGTGTAAATGAAGGTAGAATACCACCGAGTCGTGGTCTTCGTATCGTCACTATGCTTGAACGCCGTGCTCTACAGGAACTTGATAATGAAATACAGACATATGAAGCCAATCTAAAGGTTGGTGTTCCTCCAGAAAGTCAAGATAATGCTTTGGGTCTAGCCAAGAATACCGATCCCGGACTTGAAATTGGATTGAACTATGGCATCTTTACAAGAGATAAAGATGGAAATATTGCTGTCACACCCGGTAATGAAAAGGCAGCAGCCAAACTTGCTGGTCTATCTCAACGCTGGGTAAATCAAAGAGAAGCCCTTGCAAAGAATACTGGAATGGAAGCAACCATTGAATATGTACAGAATGCTTCGTTGCTTCGTCAAGAATATACTGGTTATGTCTCTGCTCCAGACACAGCATTTACTCCTGAAGTAGGAACTAGAAACAATAATATTGATGCTTTGCTTATGCGAGAAATCAATAGTGCCGCAGCATATGCTGGTCAACCACAGAAACAGGAACCGCATATTCTCACTTCTTATTATCTTATAACAGAAGAACTGAAAAGAACAACTGGAGTTGACCTGACACCAGAACAGACTCAAGGTTATGCTGAGTTCAGACAACTGGTAGATTCCAATCCTGCTGCTGCTGAAGAAAAGTTTGGTAAAGAAATAATGGGTTCTTTCATCAGCAAGAAACCAGAAGAAAGAACTGATGCTGAACGCAAGTATGTCTATATGACATTCCAAGCCTTGATGGATAAGAAACTGAATGATAATCAGAAGCGAGTGGCACTCAATCCAAACGAAAGAATCAATGATTTCAGTATGGATGATTATGCTAGTATGGCTCAACAGTCATCTACCAATCTTTATAAGAAGAAAGGCAAGATGTCTCAAATGGAAAGACAGGTAGAAGAAGAGAAGACAGCCAGACTGCTTGCCTTTTCAGATACTGCACCCAAAGATTTCTACAAGTATGTCGGAGAAGAATACTTTGCACAGGGTTCCACTGTCAATGAACTCAAGGCTGGATATACTTTGATATCACAAGCCAAAGCCAGAATGCGAGATGCACAAGGCAATGTTATCAATATGGCTACATACGGAAATGTAGAAGCAGAACTTGCGATGTATGAAGGCGATAGAGTAATGTTTGATACCATTTCCATTGCCGAAGCATTCTCCCTTGGTACAAATCAACCACCAGAGTTCTTCTTGGCTGAGGCACATCAGATTGCCATTCGTGCCAATGCAGAGCGTGATGCAACCAAAGACAGGTTGGCAAAAGGTGCATTGGAAATGATTCCTCCTGTAGCATATGATTATGCAGAAGGTAAACCCATTCCTATGGGACTTACTGAAGAAAGACAGAGGGAACTCCGAAAAGCATTCAAGGCTACATTCAACGCAGAAGTTCCAGAGATAGCAGAGGGAGATCAAACAATCTCCATTGATGCAGAAGATTATAGCAGAATGAATGCCATTTATACTGGATTCAGAGCAAGAGGATATAGTCCTGAACTAGCCATCAGAGCAGCCACAAATAAAATGAAGATGTTTGGTTATACTTTGGTGGTCGGTACAAAGGATTCCAGAGACGAAAGAGTTCAGTTGATTTATGATCCACTCGGAAATATTCCCACACCGGAACAAATGAATGACGAGAACTTCAAGTTCTACATTGATGATGTCTCAAAGACAAATCCAAATCTTCAGGGAATGAAAATTACAGGTGCTGGAAAGTTGAATCAAGTTGTATTCAAGTATAACGCACCTGATGATATTCTTCAGTATGGAAGGGTTCCTTATACCATTATTCGTCCTAATGGCGAAGCATTCTACAGTGGTAATGCACAAGGAATCTCAAGGCGTGGATTTGAAGAATGGAAGGCTAGAACTACAGAAACACAGAAAAGTAGAGCAAACTCAGGTGTTGGTCCATAACAGAAAGGAAGATTGATGTCTTCATTCAGCATATTCAATAGCGGAGTTGGTGGTGGTGTTCCTTCAAGACCCGCCATTCCTCTACAAGACATTAGACAAAGACAGGTTGCGGCAATTGAACCTCAACAGGAAGAAGTTGTAGCAAGACCTGCAATGCCTGCTTTGTATACGGATGAGAATGGAAATCCATCCTATGACAATAATCAATCTTGGTTTGAAACTTTTACAGACCGTAGACTTTATGCACAGACAGGTGGTGGTGCTGGATATTGGGGATTTGGTTGGAGAACTCCTACCAGAACGATGTACGATAGTTACATTGGTCTTGACCCCAACATGGAACCAGATCCAGAATGGCTCAAACAGAAGGCTGATGAAACTTGGGTTACAAACAGAGTAAAGATGATTGAACAGAATATCGGCACAGATGCTGATGTTCTAAAGAATTACTATGGTCAAGACATCATCAAGAGTCTAGTACAAAGAGGAAACTCTTTGGATGATGAAACAGCACGCCTGACATTTGCTCTGGATGAATCCAAATCTTTCTACCGCATTATGGATTATGATGCTGCTTCTGGATGGGGGACATATCTTGGAACCAAGGTAGCATCCGGTGTAGGTAACTACATGGCTGTAGACCCAGTAACCAGTGTTTCAACAATGCTTTCTCTTGGTGCTGGTACTGTTCTTCCAGCATTAGCAAGAAGTGCAGTTATTGCTGAATATTTGCCATGGCTTAGTACACCGAGTCTTGTTACTCGTTCATGGCTTATTTCACATGGTCCTCTTCTAGCCAAATCAAATATTATTCTTGGTCCTATTGATGGTGCTATTTCTGGATATGCGTATCATTATGGATATAATAAAGATAGAGAAATGCTTCATGGTGAAGACAGCATTTATGAAGACGATAGTGTAGTTGATGATGTTTCCATTGGTGCTGCCTTTGGTCTTGCTGGAGGATTGTTTGCCTATGGAATGGGCATTCGTAATGCACGCCGTGAAGCCGCTATAGAGGCTTTGGCAATGTCGGGACTATCCGTACCTACCCGTGATTCCCTTGACTATACGGTGCGTTATAGCGTTGCACATTCAAATCTATTACGCCGTCTAAAGGCATCTGGTATTGCTGAGACAGATGATGTCTTTAAACAAGTAGCCGACCCATCAAGACTAAATGAAGCAGGATTCCGTAGTGTTGAAGATGTCTTGAGATTGACCAGACAAGTAGATGATCTCAAGCCTGACGCTGCCGAGTTTGGTTCTATGGTCGCAAGAAAGACCAACTTAGAGAATACGAAAGCCGTAACTTTTAGAACTAAAATCAAGAGTGTATTGGATGCTGTTCCAGATGGCGATGGATTTATTGATGATGGTACTGGTAAGATGATTCCAAATTATGCCAAATATGGCAATGAAATTGCGGGTGCTTTGGATGCCGATACTAGGGCTGTATTGAAAGCAGCCAATTTAAATGATAATGAAATAGACAGCATCTTTGATTTCTTTGGAACCAGAGTTGGAGTGGATAAGTTAGATCTCCATAAGTGGGTTCAGATTTCCGATGTAAATGAAAGAGATGGACGAATCCTCCTACAGTTCATGGGAGAAGAAATAGCAAATGAGAGAAGAGCACTTGCTGGTCTTTCCAAGATCGCACAAGCAAGAGGTCTTGATATCAATACAATGTCTTTCCGACAGATACAAGATTTCACGCTTGAACTTGACAGAGAAGCCAATGCTATTCTAGATGCGGCAACTACCACTATGGATAGAGTTGGTCTTGCTGATAGACTCATGGGTCATTTCCATGACTTGGCAAACATGAGAACTAAACTTTTCCGTAATGGATTGAAACCAGAAGAAGGACATCCTCAAGTTGGTATTCGTAAATTATATGGAATGAATGATACCAAGACAGTGAATAAAGCACTGAGAACCATTGGTAAACTTGAACGAAGAGGTGAAATCAATTCACTTGCTGCCGAAGAACTTCGTAAGTGGGTAGAGATACAGAAGTCGTTGAATGACCTTGCTAGAACTAGAATGAAGCAAGGAGAACTAGGTGAAGTCCTTGGATTGTTGAATACTCATATTCTCACTGATATGCAAAGTCCACATTTGATTGATGGGTTGTATCCTCTCAGGACAGCATTCAGAGGAGAACTGGATGAACTAAATGTCTCTGATGCCGCTGTTCGTGGACAACGATTTGCTACACTGTGGGATTCATTGCCTGAAACAGCCGCACCTGTTGGTGATTTGACATCCGCATATAAGACCGCAAAGACTAATAGAATGGCAGCGGCTAGAAGTTTACAAGCAGGTAAGCAAACTGTAAATGAAATTGGTAAAGGTAGTACAATAAGTCGTGCTGAAGAAACAGCAGCAGGTATTGCATTTCAGTTTACAAGAGCAAATGGAACACTATCAAGAGTATTGACAATCGCAAAAGAAGGATTGGAAGATGTCTTTGATGCAACATCTCTTACAGCATTCCGTAATGCTATTGCCGCAGGAAAGACACCAGAAGATGCTGCTAAACTATTGAAGTTCAACGATACGGCATCAATCTCCAAAGGTCTTACCACTAGACTTGGTACAGCAGAAGCCGCACTTACAAGAGCAGGAAAAGAAAGAAATCTTGGATATGCCATTAGAAACGAAGATTATAGTTTCTGGGTAGGAAATAAACTTCTTGGTGCTATGAGAGCAACACCATTTCTTGGTTGGGGAATGCATAAGTTGGCACGCCTTGCTCTTGATTCAACCATTATGGGTGTGAATCTTGGAGGACTAAGAGCAGGTAGATTATGGTTCAATCCAGAATCCATGTCTGGTCATGGTGCTATCCGACAGTTGACAATGCTTGCAAATCTTATTGATAGTCCACATGTTCTAAAAGGAGACATTGGAAGATTGGTTGATAATGGATTGTTCTCCATTCAAGCAATAAGAAACTGGAATGCATCACAAGCAGCCAAAGTAATAAAAGTAATCAGAGATGCGGCTACAAGAGGAGAAGCATTTAGCCCAGAAGATTATAGAGCAATACGAGATGTAGTTGCTGGTAGATTGGAAAGAGGTAAGTTAACACCGAAACAAGAACAACTTTATGCCGTCAATAGAGAAGTCATTAGTGGATACATTGATGATTTGCTTGATATAATTGATTCTGTTGATGCTTCAAAGTTTGGAATAGATGAAGAAAGAAAGAAACTACTTAGAGCAATATTTGAAACAGAAACCAGAGAACAAATCGCAGATGCTATGCAACTGGCAATGCTTGTTCCTAATCAATCAGTTATCATAGCCAAGAGAGGTGAGTTTAGAGATACTATAAGAAATGTCTTGACTCGTTTGGTTGATGACAATATGAAATTGATGAGAGGACGAGATGCTACACTTATTGATAGTGATAGTATATCTACATGGCTTGAAACAAGATTGACTGGTTTGATAGAAGCCAGAAGAGCAAAAGGAGCAACACCAGCACAACTGCTTCAGATGGAACAGAAAATGAAATCAGTTCTTGCGTTGCCAGCAGATAAACAAATAGATGCCGCAATTACACTTGCCAAGACTAAAGACGAACTTGATGCAATATTTGATTCAACATTGAAGACATTTGATGCAGATGAAACAACTGGTTTCGGTGTTCGTATGTTATGGAATAATCTTACAGACACAGAAGTCGCAAACGCTAAGACATTTGATGACATTCTTGATATTATGGAAGGCAAAAGAACCAATCAAGATTTCATAGATCTGATAAGAACAAGAGTGAATGATTATGACGGTGAACTTGCTCCATCGGCTCAATTCATAAGGAAACCCGGACAACAAGTTGGATTCCCGGCAAGTGCTTCTGGAGTTGCTGGTATAAGACAATTTGCTGATGGTGTCTATATGCATCTTCTGCGAGATGCGGAAATGGATGGATTCTTTCATCACGAAATGGGAGAAGCAGCAGTAGCATTTGCCACTGGCAATGGAACTCGTATTCGTACATCGGCTCAACTTGTTCGTACAATGGGTGCTGATGAGAATGGAAATCAAGGAATCTTTGCCCTCATCAACCAGACAAGAAAAGAAATGAATGCTGCTCTTGATGAAATGGAAGAAAGAGGTAGCACCAAAGTTGCAGGTCTTAGAGAAAGATTGAATGAAGATTTCAATAATCTTGAAGACATGACAGCATATGGATTAGGATACGGAACATCAACAGAAACCAGATATGGTATTCTGGAAACCGCATTCAGAATCAATAACGGATATATTCGTGCAAAGCGTGGTGGTAATTGGGGATTCCAAACAGCAATCGCAGAAGTATTCAAGACATTCCTTCTTGGTGCAAATAGAGAAGGATTTCTCACTTCGTTTGGCAATATGCTTCGCAGTGTCTTTACCAAAGATGACCTTTGGGATATTGGTGGAGCCATAGAACAATTCACTCGCAAATATTCTCCGGGTGTAGATACTGAAGCGTATGTTGGTGGAATGTCTTTCGGTCGTATTCCTACTGGTGTAGGTAACATTCCAGTTGCCAATCCTCCAGTCAGATTCCAAGGACATTCTCCGGCATCAGGATTTAAGGATTGGGTTCGTCAACGCATTCCTGTAGTAGGTAGATTAAGAGATACTTTCAGTGGTGCTGCTATTGATCCACAAGGTACAGCAAGACTTGCCGCTGGTCAGCAACCAACAACTGTTGGACAGAGAGCCACACAGACAGGAGCAAGAGTTGCCGATACCGCAACCACTGCGGTTGAAGCAGCAGCAAATACAACAACTAGACTTGGTGGTCAACAATACTTCCAAGCAATGGGAAGAGACATGGCTGTTCGTCAAGGCAAGAGATATCTACAGAATAATATTGGTGCTCTTCTGAATCTGTCTAGAAGATATCGTGAAGCAATGCTTGCATTCAAACCCGGTGCAAATGCATCAGATGTAGAAAAGTTCAAGATTCTATCCAAACTTTCAGAAGAAACAGGAGTAGATCCATATCTTGCAGCAAGACTTCTTCACCATGGATTGCTTGATGAAGGTAATCTTGGAATGTTAAACCGAGCCATAGCAAGAACAACAGAAGCAGAAAGCAAAGCAGGAAGAGTTATTGGATTCCTAAGCGGTGCTACCAAGCCATTCAAAGTTGAAACTCTCAGACGCTATCTTGATGATCTAGCAGAAGAAGAAGTCCGAGTTATGGCTGCATCCCGTGCAGCACAAGACCTATCACCGGAAAGAGCAAACTTAAGAAATGTTGATGAATTGATGATGCGTCTTACTTCTTGGTTGGATGAAGAAGCAAACACAGCAATGAATAGTGCTACTTTGATTTCTTCCGCACCAAATGCCAACTTGGGTCAAAGATGGATTAGCCAGTTCTCAAACTATGTCAGGGCTTTCACTCATCAAACCATGATGCGTGGAGCAAATGATACAAGCATCAATAGAATGATGATGATGGTTGCACCTGTCATTATTGGTGAAATGCTTTACTTTGAGTCTATAAGACTGCTTGAATCCAAGTACCAGAAAGGTGAAGTACAATATCAGAAGGAACTGGATGACCGCATTCGTGCTTGGAGAGAAGCCCCAGAAGAACAGTTTGCAAGGATCATTGCTAGAATACCAATCGGTGGTGTCAGCCAAAGTTTCCTTTTAAATGCCATTATCAATCCAATGGAAGGAACTGTTCTTGGTGCGGATTTGAGTCAGAGTAATGTTCCTATACTTACACAGAAGCCAGATGCTTTGAGTCTCAAGCGTGGAACCCATAAAGCATTTGTCAAATCAGAAGACATTATCAATGAATATTTGACATTTGGAAATCCACGGGAACAGAATCTGATAGACAAATTGGATGAACGACTTGTATCGGAAAGAACTCTTTACAGCAAACCATATCAGTTCCCACTAGTTCAGTTTACTCCTTATACAGATTTGGCAAACCTAGCCAAAGACATGTTATCTGGAAATCCATATATTGATAAGAAATCAAAGTATCTGTATTCTCCAGACAGCCCATTGTATAACTTAGTCCCCGGCTTTAGAGCATGGTGGGTACAAGGAATGGTCAATCATGCCTTTGGTGATTTGAACTATCAAGAGGATAATAGGGCATATAGGTGGAATAAGTTGAGAGAAGAAAGCGTAAAGAGATTCCAGTTCAGGCAATAACACTTGAAGCAATCCATAAGAAAAGGAACCATACATGGCATTATCATCAGTATCTTATGTTGGGACAGGCTCACAAACTGAGTTCTTCTTCACCAACATTTCATTGTTGGATGACGATATAGTAACATACGCATCCCAACTAAAAGTTTATATTGACGGCACTCTAAAGACATTGACTACTGATTATTCAGTCAATGTGAATAACAAGAAAATTGTATTTGGAAGTGCTCCTGCCTTAGGCACTATCGTCAAGATTGCTAGATTTAGTAAGTCAGATGACAGGTATATTACCTATACTAACTCTACAAACATTACCGCTTCCATTCTGAATACTGATGCTGACCACCTTTTCCATCTTGCTCAGGAAGCCTTGGATCTTCGTGATAATGCCATCACCCTGAATGACGATGATAAGTATGAAGGTAATGCCAAAGTCATAACCAATATCGCACCGGGTGTGGATTCCACCGATGCCATAAACTATGGACAGTTAATTGCTGCTATCAGCGGTGATAATCCCGGTGTTCTCGGAACTCAAGGTTATTATACCGCAGTTGGTGATGGTAGTACAGTAAACTATACATTACCGACTTCTGTATCTGGATTGACGGCTAGTGATTTCAATGTCTATGTGAATGGTTCTAAGAAGATTCCTACAACAGATTATACCGTATCTGGTGTTGTTCTTACATTTACATCAGCACCAACCAATACACATGTCATTCAGATTCTTTGGAATATTGGAACTGTTCCTGCAAGATTTGGTGAAGGTAATGTCACTACCACTATGCTTCAAGATGAAGCAGTTACCATTGCAAAGATTGGTTCTGCTGCGGCTACAAGCAATCAAGTTCTCAAAGCAGACGGTTCTGGTGGTGCTTCATTTGGAACTATTCCCGCATCCATAATCAGTGACTTTGATACTCAGGTTCGTACCAGTCGTCTAGATCAGATGGCTGTTCCTACCGCAAGTGTAAACTTCAATAGCCAACGACTTCTCAATGTTGCTGCTCCATCTGCTTCTACGGATGCGATCAACAGAAATTATCTGGATACAAAGTATCAACAGTTTAGACGATATGTTATTGTGCCGGGTACTGTTGCTGGTCAGTCAACTAATAATCAAAGAAACTTTGTGACTTCACAGGCTGGATATCAACAGACTCTTACACTTACTCACGATCTATCCAATGTCTTGTCTGTAAAGTTAGTAGTTCCTATTGTAAATAACAGTACATCTACAACCGCATTCAATAAAGTTGACTTTGAGTTTACTTTTGGAAATGATACATTCAATACTCAGATTTACACCACAGAAGCATATACTGCTCCCAATGTTCTAATTGGTTCTGCTGTTCCTATTGCTTTTACTTGTCAACTTGTAAAGTCATCTGGTCAATTGGCATTTACTGTGACTGCTATTGGTCAGGCAACATCTACAAATTATCTAGTCCATAATGGTTCCGCTACACCTGCTGCCACATCTTATGCAACCAAGGATTGGCATATTCTTTTAACTGGAGTATAATATGGGACCAGTAGAACTAATGCAATTAGGTATAGTATGTACCTCCTTCTTCGCAGCATGGAAACTGGAATCCATATCTCGTTCATTGGGAGAAGTGTCTACCCACATCGCACATCTTAAAGAAGATGTAACTGAACTCAAAGATGAGTTTAGTAAAATCCATGACCGAGTTGCAAAGGCAGAGAACCAACTCAAAGACATTATAAAGTTTGAAAAGGAGCATAGCGATGGATAAGGAAACCAAGATTTCAATCATGTGGGATCTAACCGCTGATGCCATTATAGACGCTCTATCAGATCCCAAGAAGGTAAGTCCCGGTTGGGTTCAATGTGCAGAAAGATTTCTGACAGATAATGGTGCGGAAGCACTCTCTCTTCCTGCGGGAAAGAAGGAGCAAATCCATAAGTTGCTTCCATTCCCGAAACTGGGAGAGAGGAAGATTGGATGAGTATACGACTAGGTGGCATTAAGATACAGACCACATCATTTACAACAGAAGGTGGATTATCACCAACACCAACAGGACAATATCCAGAAACAGGATTCAGTTCAGCAATTGTATTGAATCATGACCAGACATCTAAATGGGTAACGGCTCATGTCAATACAGGAAGTAATGTAAATGTAAGCATACAAGGAAGTTTGAATGGAACGCAATGGGCTTCAATCTATAATCCAGATATTGCACCGAGCGGTTCATACATAACATTACTTCCACTGTGTACTCATTATAGAATATTTGTTGATGCTCAAGACGATAATGCAATAAGAACTACAACCCTCAGAATAGGAAACTAATATGATTTGTCAAAGAAAGACTGCTTCAGTAACCACGGCTTCAGGAACAACCGACTTCCAATTGAACCATAACCCGAACGCAAACAAAGTTTACATCTACATTTCACAGACTGGTGGAACACAAAGCGTAAAGACCATCTCTGGTAGACTTCATCCAGATGCTGGTTTCGTTTCACTAGCAACTCCAACAGTGGGTTCGGATACCTATACCGAAGTAGACATTTGTTCAGAATACCGTATCACACTTCAGAACTCTTCTGGTTCTGGTACTGCAACCATTGTGGTAGTAAACTAAGGAGACATAAATGAGAGTAACCAAGTTCCCAACCGTAAGTACAACTACCAATACAACTTACAATACCGATCCTGTAAATATTGAGATTGGTCCATTCCAAGATCGTATTACTTTTCAGGTAACTCAAACCACTACCGGTACTGTAAATAATACTGTTCAGTTACAGATTCGTCCATACCCTGACTTGAACTGGGTGAGCGTAGGCAGTACAGAGAATCTCAATACAACTGGTGCTGGTACTACATCCATTATATTCTCCCGTCAATTTCCATGCTCCGAATACCGTTTACGGATTGTTCGTTCATCAGCAACTGGTGGAACGGCTACGGTTGACGCATGGGTAGGGAGATGAGTAATGTCTTTCTTGATGGAAGAGCAAGAATACCTAGACGCACTAAAATCTGATTTTCGTAATTTCTTATCAGTTACATGGGAGACATTATCCCTACCAGAACCAAGTCGTGTTCAATACGACATTGCCGATTACCTGCAATCGGATAATCCACGCTTGATGATTCAAGCAATGCGTGGTGCAGGTAAGTCTTACATTACATCATGCTTTGCCGTATGGTGTCTATTCCGTAATCCTGATGCCACTATCATTTGCATTTCGGCTGTCCAGAATAGATCAAGGGAGTTCATCCGCCTTGCTCGTAAGATTATAGACAGCCTTCCATTCCTACACCACCTAACACCAAATCCTGAAGATAGAGACGGTGCAGATCGCTTTGATGTTGGATGTAGGACTACGCCTTCCAAGAACCCATCAGTTGCTGCCTACGGAATCAAATCCATGATTACAGGTAGCCACGCAGACATAATCATCTGTGACGATGTGGAGATTCCACAGAACTCCATGACGGTAGAAGCACGGGAACTTCTTCTCAATCGCTGTAAGGAACTAGAATCGGTTCTGAACCCCGGTGGTCGTATCATCTTCCTCGGGACACCCCAATCGTTTGACAGCGTGTACAGGCATCTAGGACGCTCCTATCCAGTCCGTCGTTGGACAGCCAGATACCCAGATCCAGATACTACTCAAGCAGAGAACCTTGCTCCGATGCTTCTAGACGATTTGGCTAAGGGAACCCATCAACCGGGAGACCCAACCTATCCGTCTTACTATAGCAATGAGACATTACTAGAGCGTGAAGCCATCATGGGAACAAGCAACTTCATGCTTCAGATGATGTTGGATACCACCCTAGCGGATTCACAGAAGTTCCCACTACTATTCTCCAATCTTATTATTCATCCTGTATCTCCATTGGGTGGTTCTCCCAAGGTTCTACACGGCACACTAAATCCGTTTGGTGAAATAGAAACACCATCAATCCATCCAAATGATAAGTTCTATAAGGCAATGTACTATGAACCAGTCATCAAGGATTGGACACAGGTGCTTATGGGTATAGACCCGTCAGGTAAAGGTAGAGACAGTACTGCTGTAGTCATAGTATGTGAACTAAACGGCATGGTACATCTGGGTGCTGTGAAGACATACTCTGATGGTTTCTCACCAGAGACCATGGAAGACATTGCTTCTCTCATAGCCCATTGGAATGTAAAGACATTGCTGATTGAGTCCAACTACGGTGGAGGTATGTGGACAAGTTTGCTTATGCCCCACCTACCTCATCCTTGCGATGTTCAGGAGGTCCGTAATGCCACCCAGAAGGAGTTGCGTATACTGGACACCATCCAACCCATCGTAGAGTCCCATCGCCTTGTAGTGGCTCCAGAGGTCTTACGCAACAGCGATTTCCTTTATCAATATTCTCACATCTCCAGAGTCAGAGGTTCACTAAAGAATGATGATATTCTTGATGCCCTCACTCTCCCACTCAGCCATCTCACACCACACCTCCGCATCAACCCCCAAGACATCGCCAAGGAGAAGGCAGAACGGGAACAGGCAAAGGAAATAAAAGATTTCCTCGCATCATATCAGAGAA